TCCTGCGCAAATCGTAGAAGAAGACGGCGATTTACCGTTCTAATTATTAATTAACAAAACTTTAACGTTATGAAGACGCTATTCGACGAACTAGAAACAAAAGAGTTTATTTGGTTTAATCAATATCATAAAGAGAATCCGCAAATTTATGAGTACTTTAAGAGGTATACTTTTAAGTCAATAGAGCGCGGGTTTAAAAACTTATCCGCCGAGTTTATTTTTAATATTATTCGTTGGGAAACTCCGGTTAAAGCAAACGGAGACGACTTTAAGGTTAACAATAACGCCAAGCCTTTTTATTCTAGATTATTTATGAAGGAGTACCCACAATACGAGGGATTCTTTAGAAAAAGATCGAGTAAGGCCGACGAAGTTTATATTTAATTACTATATTTGTTTATGGGTGTCGCATACCTATTGAAAACTTTTTGCCTCAAAGATGAACCCCAAATGCGACTTGGGGGAATTCCGCGAGGCACTTTTTATTTATGGCAATATTTAGAAAAGTTCACGTCTCTTTTTGGAAGGACGAGTTTATCGAGGGACTAACGCCGGAGCAGAAGTATTTTTATCTATACCTGCTTACTAACGATAGGACTACCCAATGCGGGATCTACGAAATAACTATCCGACAAATGTGTTTCGATACAGGTTATAACGACGAAACAATCAAGAAGCTTTTAGAATACTTTATAAGCAAAGGACGATTAATGTACTCCGAGTCTACAAAAGAAATAGCTTTAAAGAATTGGACCAAGTATAACGACTCAAATAGTCCGAAGGTTAAAGCTTGTATTGATAAGGAGTTATTAAAGGTTAAAAATAGAGTATTGATAGAGTATCTATACAGTATCCATACACATACGCAAGAAGAAGAAGAACAAGAAGAAGAAAAAGAAGAAGAACAATACATAAACATAGATTTTGAGTTTTTTTGGATAGAGTACGACAAAAAGGTAGGGGATAAGCAAAAGCTTATAAAAAAATGGAATAATTTAACGGATGCCGAGCGCGAAAAAATTATGCAGTACTTACCTTCATATAAGCAGTCGGTTCCGGATAAGCAGTTCCGCAAAAACCCCGAAACATTTTTTAATAATAAATCTTGGAATGATGAAATCGTTAGCAGAACTAGTCCCGCAGTCAATAAACAATCTTACGCCGAGCGTGAGTTCGAGAAGCTTAAAAATCTATGATCTATTAGAGAAGCACGAACTAAAAGTAGTCGACGCCTTAGAAAGTATGGCTATTGGTAGATGCTCTAGGATAGAAGTAAAAGAACACTTAAAGACCTGCTTACATTTTAGCGGATGCACTATACCAACGCCGGAAGAGTTCGAGTTTATGGTAACTTTTGTAATAGACAACTATAAAAGATTCTGCTTAAAAGAATTAGGCTGCGCCTTCGAAATGTACGCTTTAAACAAACTAGACGTAGACAAAGCGATCAAGTTTACTCCTAAATTTGTGGGGGAAGTATTAAGCGCATACGAAAAAATAAGCGTTAAGGTCCGCAAAAGTATTGTAGTACAAGAGCCGGAGCCTCCGGTAATTGAAATAAGCGACGACGAAATCTTAGAATATGTTATCGATTATTGGAAGACTTCGGTTAAAAAGAATTTTATTTTACTGAATGAAAAGGCTTTCGACATACTTTGGAAGAGAAAAGTACTTAATTCGTCTATAGTAACTAAAGAAAAGGCGGACGCTATAAGAAATAAGGTTATTGCTATAGTTATGACTTCTCAAAGTAATTCAGCTAAAGAAAGCCTAAGTAGCGAAACTTTCGTTAGGACATTATGTAAAAAATATACTTTATCCCTTTATTTAGACAATCAATTATAAACTTATACCGCCTCGAGAAATTAAATATTTTTAACAAGATAGTAATTACGGGAACTCGGGGCGGTTACTTTAAACTTAAACTATGGCATTTTCAATAATTGGGCAAAGAGTAATGATATTAGGATACCACCCTACAGTATCTAGGTATTCGGACGATTTAGTAGAAATAGAAGGATTGGTAGTAGATAAAGTTATGGTTAGCAAAGAAGTATCTAAAAATACAGGTACTTCGGACGGATACTATTCTAGAAGTGAATTATTAGGGGCGGTATCGGTAACAAAATATTTAATTCTATTAGAATACAATAACGGCAAAGAATTAACTCTAGTAGATCCTTATAGAATAAAAAAAGTATTTTTTAATTAAATATAACCTATGAAGCAATTAACTTTTATTTATGAATTAGTAAAGTTTATACTTATTTCGGTTCCTTTAGCCTGCCTAATTTATCTAACCGCGTCTACCTACTTCGAGGTAAAACGAATTTTATATAAGAATAAGTTATAATTTTACGAATGACATTAAAGCCGTTACCGAAACTACTAGAGCAAACGCAAAAGGTTTTTAACGCTTATATTCGAAATAGGGACCAAGGGAAGGCCTGCATATCTTGCGGATCTAACCAAGCTAACCAAGCCGGACACTACTTCCCCGTTAAGGGATTTTCGGTCCTCCGGTTTAACGAGTATAACGTTAACTTACAATGCGCCGCCTGCAATATGTATAAACACGGTAACCAAGCTATGTATAGAATAGGCTTAGTTCAAAGGATCGGGGAAGAGCAAGTAGTTAACCTAGAGCGAATCGCAGTTAACGAAAGGGTTAAGAAATGGACTAGGCCCGAACTTTACGAACTAATAAACACTTATAAAAATGGCAAAAGCGACTAACTCGGGTAAAGTAAACTTCGGACGCCGTAAAGGCGGGAAGGCTACAAAAACAAAAGGACCAAAACAAAAACCGACCAAGCCTTACAAAGGGCAGGGTAAATAAAATTTTATGCTAATACTATTAGGGCTTATGCCGGATTTTGGATCTAAGTATATTCCAACTCCTCCGCCTATTAGCCGAATTAAACCAAAAGAAAACGTTATGAATGTTAAAGAAGCACACTTAGAAAGAATGGTAGTAGAAAAAGTAGAACTCGAAGAAAAAGTAAAAAAGTTACTAGACTTCGTTAATAACCCTATTTACCAAGAATTAGACGAACAAACTAAAGGCTTACTAGCTATCCAAGGTCGCGCTATGCAGACTTATCTAGAATGTTTGCAACTTAGAATAAAACTTAGTTAATGAGAATAGAAGAAATAAGACCTAACCCGTCTAACCCCCGCTACATTAAGGACGATAAGTTCAAGAAGCTAGTAGACTCTATTAAAGCCTTCCCCCAAATGCTAGAGTTAAGACCGCTAGTTATCGACGAAAATAATATCGTCCTAGGTGGCAATATGCGTCTTAGGGCCTGTATCGAAGCAGGCCTTACGGACGTACCTGTAACCCAAGTAATGAACTTTACTAAGGAGCAAAAGGAGGAATTCATAATAAAGGATAACTCTTCTTATGGCGCTTGGGATTGGGACGTTCTAGCGAACGAATGGTCCGATATGCCGCTCGAAGATTGGGGACTAGATTTACCTACAATGGACCGAGAAGAGGAGCCTAAACCCGAGAAGGATAATAGCAAAGCAGGGAAGGAATGTCCGAACTGCGGATTTAATCTTTAACTTTGTAATAGCTAGGTGGCGGAATAGTAGACGCGCGTAATGTAGGTACAAAATAAGGAGTGTAACGGTTGGGCTGCTCCTACGGCTGAAGGCCCACAACTGCAGGTTCAAATCCTGCCCTAGCTGCAAAAGAATAAATGTACTAATATGGACATACAAAAAAAGGCAATGATAGAGGCGCTAGAGAAAAGCCTAGGAATTGTAACTACGGCCTGTAAAATGGTCGGTATTGCCCGATCTACTCACTACTTATGGGTAAGTACCGACGAGGCCTACAAAGAAGCCGTAGAGGGCGTAGCGGACCTTACTTTAGATTTCGTAGAAAGCCAACTGCATAAACAAATCCAAAAGGGCGAAGTTACTTCGACGATCTTCTACCTTAAAACCAAGGGTAAGAAGCGCGGATTTATAGAGAAGCAAGAAATAGAACACTCCGGCAATATGCAAGTAAATTGGGTAGAGGAGAAAACTTACGAGCCTAAAACAGGTTC